GTTCAGGTCTGTTTAAGAATCCCATGATAAATAATTGTTTTAAATTAGGACTGAATTGTTGTGGCAGCCCCTTCCACGTCAATTTTTATATTTTAAATGCTTTGTTTACAAGCACCCTTGCTTCTTCTATTGAAAGCCCTTTGTTAACTTTTGGTTTAGATACTTTTACTCCTAGAATTAAACGTGCCTCGTTCTTCGCTTTCACAGAAAGCGTTGGTAAAAGGTTTATAATTTGTTGTTCTAGTGCAGTCATATGTTAAAATGGTAATCTGTCTTTTTCTGTTTCGATAATAGTCATCATCTCTTCAAAGCACTCTAATTGATATTTATAAGCCAATGTTAGAAGTACTGTATCTTCTAAATTTGTATCGCTTTTTTCAAATGCGTTATAAATAATCTTGTTGAAAGTTTCTTTTGTTTTGGAGTCTGTGGATAAATTTGTTTTAGACATCATTTCTACTAAGTTTCTTTGAATTGTAATCATAGTTTATATTTTTTTTATTTATCAAAGACTGTAACCCATCTCTATTCCCTTTCATTATCCTCCAACTTATAGAGATAGATTCAGACTCTTTATAATTATTATTGATAACAGTATATATTGGCACTATTATTAGATTATTTGTACTAATTTTTGTACATTTACTAACAATCTTTCAACAAAGATACGATACTTTTCGATACAAATCGATACTTTTTAAAAAAAAATGCAAAAATGACGTTTGAAGAGAGCATTAAATACATAAAATTAAAAGGATTCTCAGCTTATGAGATACACCAAGATACTGGTTTAAACGAGGCTGGTGTTAGGAAAGTCTTAAATAATAAAGTTGCCAACCCTCAAAGAAAAACAAAAGAAATTATTATTGCATTTGCTACTAAAGCAATACAAAACGATAAGAATGATTTGACTTTAAGTGTTGATGAATTGAAAAGAATGGAAGATTTAGCATCTGATGTGATAAAAAATCACAAGAAATTGCTACAAACAGAATTATACAGTATGTGGTTTGAAGTTGAAAGCCAAAAAAGAGTTATTGAAATCTTAAAAGAATAGTCTTTAATTCGTCTTTTGTTTTGGTTTTTTTAAGGGTTTTTATTATTTCTTTATTTTTTGCAATTTCTTCCCTGTACTTTTCTAGTTTTTTAGCAATCATTTATCTTATTTATAGCATGTAATAAAATTCTGTTTAAGAAATTATCTTAAATTATAAACATAAAAATAATAAATTAGTTACACTTATGCAACTAATCTTTTGTTAAATTATTAAAAAGTGCAACTAAGTTGTAATAAAACAAAAATTATAAACGAAACGCTAAACGAAACGCTTTTAACTGTTTTAAATAAAAACAAAAAAAATAATAATTAATAACAATAACTTGCCACCCCTTGCAAACACTAACTTTAAGTAACTTTTTAAACATTTTTAAATTATTCTTAAAAATGGGTTTTTTACAATCGCATGATTCATAACCCTGAGGTCACGGGTTCAAATCCCGTTCTCGCTACAAATTAAAATTTTAACCAAGTTACTCATAGTAAGTGTTTTAAGTACTAAAACTTAACATATTTTACTATGGGTAAAAAGAAGAAAAAGAGTAAACGAAACGCTAAACGACAAGGTTTAGACTTCTTCTTAGCCACTACAAATCTAATGAAGAAGAAATACACCATTTCCCTTTATACTGGCGGAGTTAATGTCAAAAAATGGGATATTCTTACAAAAGCAGAAAAAAGCAACGCTCTTAAAAAAGCATGGTGCATTGTTTGGTATTTTAGAAATCCAGAGACAAATTTATTAGAAAGACAATCAAATCGAAAATTTGGTGTAAACAGATTACGCACCATGTCTTTAAGATATGATTTTTTAAAAGTCTGTAAAAGAGCGATGAAAGAACGTTTTTCTAATGGATATTCTCCTTATGATAAAAAAGATAATAAAAATAATTTTGATTTAAACGAGTCTAAAGAAATACACTCAATAAAAGAAGCATTAGATTTAGCTTACAACCATTCAAAATTAACCGTTGCAAAGGTAACGTCTTCTAGTTACAGAACAACCAAGAATCAATTCATTGAATTTATAGGAGTTAAAAACTCAATTAAAGACATTAACGAGTTAAACAAATCTGCGGTTCTTAAATTCTTAAACCATAAATTAAAAGAAACTTCCGCAAGAACCAGGAACAACTCAAAAGCATCTTTATCTGCTCTTTTCTCAATTATGGAAAATCAATTAGATATAATTGATAGAAATTTTATTAAAGATATTTCAAACGAAAAGACCAAAGCAAAAACAGATAGAACTTTCACAAAAAAAGAATTAAAAGATATAGTAGAATGGTTAAGAAATAATGATCCCTACCTATTATTATATATCCGTTTTGTAGCATATTCTTTTTTACGACCAGTTGAAGTAAACAGATTAAAAGTGAAAGATATAAACCTTGAAGAAAGCCTACTGTATTTTAAGGCTAAAAACAAACCCTTAAAAGTGAAAAGAATACCAAGTATATTTATCGAGGATATCAAAGCTATGAATTTACACCTCTATGATAAGGAGGATTTCTTATTTACAATGAATGATAAACCTTCTGATTGGGTTTCAGATGACAACTCAAAAAGAGATGCATTCTCTAAACGTTTTAAAGTTGTAAAAGATAAATTTAATCTAGGTGCAAAATATGGTCTCTATTCATTTAGACATTCTTTTATTACAAATCTATTTAGAACCCTAAGAACAACCGAGAATAAAAGTTACTCAGAAGCAATTGAGTTCTTGCAGCCAATTACAGGACACGAAACAAGAGAAGCATTAGAGAAGTACATACATACGCATGACATGGACATCCCTAAAGATTGGTCTGATAAAATAGACTTTATACTATAAGTGCATTGGTTCGTTTACTGCGTATTTACCACCAAACACAACTGCAACTCCAATAGCTGGTTTTTTAAAGTGCTTACCATAAGCCATTGCATAAGATTTGCTATCTATACCACAACCAACTGCACAACCAAAGACTTTATAATTAGCACCAACCGCAAACTCTGTAAACATTTCTGTGTGCCTATGCCCTTGCACAGTTGACATCATATCATCTTTTGCTTTCTTCGTGGCTCTTCCAGACTCTCCATGTATATACTGCACGTTATCATAAACAAAACGAGTATCAAAATTCCATTTAGGAGTTTCTAATACTTCTGCCATTCCTTTAATCCACCTCTTAGGAACTCCAGAACTAAATGCTTTTCTTGTAATTATCCTATCATGGTTTCCAATACAAACATCAGCTTTAGGAAATGCTTTATACCATCTGCTTAATTTCTTAATAGCTAAGTCTAATTCATCTCCACCACCCATTCCATCTGGATCTGGTTCGTGAAAACTTGAGTAATGATTGTCTATGACATCTCCAATAAAAATTACTTTGTTACAATTGTGTTTTGAATATACTTCCTTGCAATGTTGTAGATAGCCCTCTAAGCAGAATGGTTCGTGCAAGTCTCCAATTACTAAAATTCTTTCCTCCTTCTTGATAAGATTTTTGTAAGCCTTTAAAACATTGCCTTTTAATCTTGGTCTTTCTTCTCCCATATCTATATAATGAGATAATTAGCCGTTTTTATTTTAAATACTTAGATAAAATTTTTCTAGCGAAAGACCTAAACCCTAGAACATCAATAATAATAGCACCTAGCACGTATTTATACCAGTCTGGTAATTGGTTTAAATTCTCATAAGAAAGCCTAATATCTTCGGATAAATTGACAAAATTATTTTCTTTGTAGGCTATAATAAAAGGAGTAACGGTTGCAATAATAACTGGTATTAAAAAAAGATAGGTTACTACTTCATCTTTTAAAGTGTGCCTTTTATCTTGTGCAGTAATTAAATCAATTTGGTTATCTGAATCAGTATTAGAAAGGATTCTATCAACATTTGCTTTTGTTTGTGCTTCTATAATTGCAAAATCTTGTTCTTGCTTTAGAGTCTTTAGTTTAGCTTTGTTCTCTAAAAACCCTTTCCCAATACCTAATAAATTACCTATTAAACTTAATATACTCATATCTTATAAGTTTTCTCCCCAACGGAATTGTATCTGGAAAAAGAATAAAAACAAATTAACTTCTTTAAAATCAAAATCATCCTCTTCCTCATAATGCTGATACCCTAGCATCATTGCATTAGGCATTAATAAAATTAAATTTATATCCATATTATTTTTTAAAGTTCCACCTAGCTTTTTTATCTCTTATATCTATATGTGTAAAAGTGTTGTAAGAACCTAAACCACCAATATAGAAACCACCTAGCATTTCATTTGTCAGCATATTCTCTATAATAGATACAACTTCATCTGGTGTAAATGTGTCTATTGTGATGTCTGCTGCTTTGCCTAATTTGTGTTGGCTCTTTTTAGAACCTTTTACAATGTTATCGTTATAGTCTGGAGATCTGTAAGCACTATTTATTCTAATAGGCTTTCCTACATACTCCCTAATCTTTTGTAATTGGATAGCTAATAGCTTTACATTTTCTAAAACATCCAAAGGCATTTCACATCCACAAGAACATTCAAATTCTGACTTGCTAAAATTATTTGTTAATTTCATTTTTATTCTTCATCTTAAATATTTTCAATACAGTATATGCAATAGAAACAACTAATAAAGTTATTTTTAACCATTGTTCAATATTTGAAAAGCTAACGGTAAACGTTAGTAGATTAATTGCTCCTATTTTTATGTCCTGCATCTCCAACGTTAGAATTTTAAAGAATCGTAATTCAGCCCAAAGAAAGCGTGAACACCATCTCCATCAATATTAACACTTTTAGATTTCCAACCATAAGGATGGTCAATAGTACCATCTTCATCAGCTTCTAAATCAGACCATAGCACATCTAAATGCCAATCTTCTGATAAGACTGCTTCTGTTTCTACTTCTCCATCTTCGTCAATTACTGCTTGTTCTAAAACAATATTTCCTAAATGAACGATTGTGTGTTTGTGAGTTGGATATTCGTTCCCATCTTCATCAGTTGCAGTTCCTAAAGCATCAATTTTTGTTTGTGCTTGTTCTTTATTGTCAAATTGGTATTTTCCGATTTTCATAATATTTACTCTTATTGGTTATACGTGTGTAATTGTTACTCTTATATTTTGGTTAATGCTTGTAATTCAGCGTCTGTTAAAGCAGTTGTATAAACTCTTACATCTTTTATCTTTCCAAAGAAAGAACCTGACAGCACTTCATTGGTAAAATTTAAAGAAGTTAAACTTAATGGATGTGCTCCAGTTGAATCTGCTCCAACTTCCTCACCATTAATCCATAAAGCAAAATCATTTTCCTTATATTTTAATGCAATTTTATTGTTAATTGTAGTGTCCGTTATTACCTTTACGATATTACAACTTAATGCT